ATGGAGAATAAGCTGGACATGACTACCATTATAAATAGTGAAGAACAAAATGATTTTCCAAAACCGGATTTCGAAAATAATTCCACAGGTTATAAATATGGTTATTACAGTATATCTTACAATGATGGAACCACATGGATACAGAATGGCTTTTGGTGGGCACCAATAAGTGGAAATTTTGCATTTCCTAAAGTTGGATCGTTACTTAAGCGAACAGATATTATTGATAAAAATCATAATATTATTTATTCAATTTGTGCAAAAGCAAACGAAAAAATTAGTGGTTTTGGTGGAGGATATCCCTTAACACAAGAATTTTATATTAACAATAAAGATAAGTTTGAACGTAATATTTGTTTATTATCTAAAGCTGAATGAAATTTAATTAGATGTTTTAAAATACAATAGTTTATTGTTGATATGCAAGCTGCCTTGAATTTATGGTAGCTTTTTTTAATTTTAAGATTTTTGATTAATTTTATTTAATATATATAAAACTAACTTTCAATAATTATTCATTGAACATAACTATTCAATATTTTTATATCAATTTAAATGAAATGAACGGGATGAATAGGGAAGATTGCTTAAATTTTGAAGCATGATCATTAAAGAAAGGTATGTCAATGGCTGTAACAAGGGCTCTTCTGAACCATATTCTGATACATATTCAGCAGGCTCTGCCGGATTATTCGGTACAGCTGATGCCAAATAATTTAAAGAATTATCAGTTTGTTCATCCGTTGGGTGCAGTGCTGATTGGTTATCAGCGCAGTAAATTCAGTAAGCCATGCACTACTGACCTGATTACGCAAGAGCGGCGTTTGCAGTTGCGTTTTACCGTTTTTGCACGTGCTCTGGGTGGCGAACGGGGTGCGCTGGATTTACTTGATTCTTTACGCTTGGCTCTGGTGGGGTTTCAGCCTAACCATTGCCAGCAAATCCGGTTGTTGAGTGAGCGCTTTCTGGGGGAGGCCGATGGAGTTTGGCGCTATCGGTTATGCGCTCGCACTGAGACGCTTCAGGTGGAACAGCGTCCGGTGGTTAATCAGCAAAATCTGGTCAAATCGATACCAACTCGTGGTGAGATTAAGGCCAAAGCTATTTCACAATCTGTAACTTCGAAGGAGTAAAAATCATCATGGCAGCAGCTTATTTGCATGGTGTTGAAACAATCCGTATTGATGGCGGCAGTAGTCCGGTCTATACCGTAGACGGGGCGATTACGGCAATTGTCGGTACGGGCATGTCTGGCGCAGTAAATGAATTGACGGTGTGTCAGACAGTTAAGGATTTTAGTCAGTTTGGTTCTGTGACTGGAGCCGGTTTTACTTTGCCTGATGCGGCCAATATCTGGACGCGTTATCAGTCTGGTGTGGCTTATGTGGTCAATGTGCTGGATCCGGCCAAACATAAAACCGTTGTTGATTCTGAAGCTCTGGTTATCGACAGTGATACGTTGATGGCAAAAACAGCGCATCCGGCTGTACAGGCTGGTTATACGGTGCAGGCAGGTAATCAGACTTTGTCTGAAGGCACTGATTACACGCTGAATCAGGAAACTGGTGAGCTGACTTTTGTTCAGCCGCATTCGGATGTGTCGATTGCTTATACTTATCTTGACCCGAGCAAGGTAACGGTAGCGGATATTATCGGTGGCTATGAAGCGGCAACGGGTAAGCGCAAAGGTATGGAACTGCTTACTGAAGGTTTTACCCGTCTGGGTGCGGATGCGAAGATTGTGATTGTGCCGCATTATGATGCAGATGCAGCTGTGGCCGCAGCGATGGTAACGCTGGCAGACAAACTGGAAGCAATTGCCTACATTGCTGCGCCGAAAGGTACTACGCTGACGCAGGCGATTCAGGGACGCGGTTCGCTTGGAAATATTAATTTCCAGACTTCTTCTGACCGCGCGCAGTTATTTTATCCGTATGTTACCGGTTCCAGCGGCGAGCTGGAAAGTCTGGCCACACATGCTGCCGGTTTGCGTATGAAAACTGATGTGAATCAGGGCTACTGGTTCAGTATTTCCAATCGTGAGCTTTTGGGCGTAACCGGTATGGAAGTGTCGCTGACAGCACGGATTGATGATCCGCAGGCGGAAACCAATCGCTTGAATGAAAAGGGGATTACTACGGTATTTAACAGCTATGGCACTGGTTTCCGCTTATGGGGTAACCGTCTGGCCTGTTTCCCGACAGTAACGCATATCAAGAATTTTGAAACCGCTCAGCGTACTGGTGATTTGATTGACGAGTCGATTCGTCGTGCGCAGTTACAGTACATTGATTTGCCTATTGATGATGCGCTGATTGACAGCCTGCTGGGTACGGTACGTACTTATCTGGGTACGCTCAAGAGTATTGTTGGTTTTAGTGTGAGTCTGGATTATGACTATGATCTGGCAAATGCTTTCAGTAAAGGGCAGGTACCAATCAAGTATGACTATACGCCTAAACTGCCAGCAGAACGTATCACTAATACCAGTGTGATGACCCGTACTTATCTGGCTAATTTGATTAGCAACCAGTCTGCCGCTTAGGAATCAGTTATGACAGAATTTAATGCAATTTATAATGCCAATGTTTATGTTAATGGTAATAGTCAGTTAGGCCGTGCCAGTCAGTTTAAATTACCGGATATTTCTGTTGGACAAACAGAAACCAAGGGATTAGGGCTGGTAGGTTCGGTGAAGTTGCCCAGTGGTATTGAGGCGCTGGAGGGGGAAATTACCTGGAACAGCTTTTATCCGGATGTGTTCACTAAGGTTTATAACCCGTTTAAGGCGTGCCAGTTGATGGTACGTGCTAATGTGCAGGCATTTAATGCTTCCGGTCTGGCTGCAGAAGTACCGATGGTGGTTATGGTGATGGCTACATTCAGTAAAAATCCCTTAGGTACTTATAAACCAAAAGAAAAGGCAGAGTTTGCCAGTACTTTTCAGGCTACGGAAATTCATCAGACGGTTTCCGGCCGTGAGGTTTTGTATTACAACGCGTTTACCAATCAGTATCGGGTAAATGGTGTGGATATGCTGGCGCAGATGCGCGCGAATATTGGTATGTAGTTATTTTCAATTGGTAATGATGTTGTTAAATGCTCACTCTGCTTATCGGGGTGAGCGTTTTTTATAGTTGAAATGCTTTTTTTACGCTGGATGAATTTCGGCGCTTATTGATGATTCAAGGAATAGATATGGCACAAACTGAAGCGCAACAGCTGCAAGAACAATTGGGTACAGGTAAGGTTATCAAGCTGACGGAACCGCTGCAAACGCCGAATGGTGTGGTAACGGAACTAACGCTGCGCCGGGTACGGGTTAAGGATTTTAAACGTGCTGCTGAGCAGTATCCGGATAATGCGGTATTGCAGGAAGCACAGTGTCTGGCTATGGCTTCAGGCCTGCAAAGTGAAGATTTTGATGAACTGTCGTGGGAGGACTACACGCTGGTGCGTCAGTTTTGTCTGGGTACTCACTGATTGGGATGGTTTCTATCAGGCTGCTGCGGATTTAGCGTGGTGGTTTGGTTTTTCTCCGGCAGATATTGATGAGATGTCTCTGGATGAAATTTTACAATGGCAGCAACAGGCTAACCGACAGATTAAGGCTAAATACAGCAAGCTGTAAGCGGTTGCTGCCCGTTGTGACAGTACCGTTAATTCAGCGCTGGTTTGTAGCAGGAGCTGTGAACCGGGGATGGGTTAACGGTAATGATTTATATGAATAATAAATAATAAGTTGGTGAATTCCAGTATCTCTTGAGTTATTGGATGAAATACATTGGTGCCGATATGGATAGTGGATTTGTTTCTGATTTTGGTGAGGTACAGCGTTCTGTTAAAGCCTTTGGTTCTGCTATTGGTATGGCAACCAGAAAAATAGAGGAGATGGGGCGGTCTGTACAGAGTTTGCAGGTGAAAATCCAGTCTATGGATAATTTGTCTGCAGCAACTGCGAAAGCGATCAGTGCTCAGAATAGGCTAACTGAGGCAGTAGACAGACATAACAAAATTCTGGGGCAGCGCAAGAAAATTGGTGAGGAATTAGCTAAAACCAAAAGTACGATTACAACCTGGATGAAGCCGGTTGAGAAGTCGGTGAAAATTCACATGGAACGGGAAACAGCGGAAACCGGGCTGAAACAGGCTATGATGCAGAAAGATGGCAGCATGGGCAGATTTAATCAGATTAATGCCCATGCTACGCAGCTAAGTCTTGAGCAACAGGGTAACAAAAATGATTATACTCACCTTGCTACCAGTATGAAGCAGGCCAATATGTCTGATGATGCGGTACTGCAGGGAGGGATGAAGGCAATTGCCAGTTTTAATGTGTTATTTGGCAAGAAGATTGAGGATATTTCGGTAGCCAAGGGGTTGATGCAGACTTATAAGCTGAAAGATACGGAATTGTCTGCTAGTCTGGATGCTGTGCAGAAAGTTGCGCATTCTGTGGGTATGAGTCTGGAGGATATTGAAAAATCCCAAGCTGCTATGGCTTCGCCCTTGCAAAAGCTGCATCTGACTGGTTTACAGAATCAGCAGAAAATATATGCCCTAGAGGGAATGGCAATACATGGTGGTGTCGGCAAGTCTGCGGCAGCAGATGGTATGGGGGAGTTTCTGGACAGGCTGGCACAGGGGCCAAAAGCCATGCAGCAGGCTACTGCTGCGATGAGTGTGGAAATGCGCCAGATGATGCAAAAATCTGGTGTGGCGTTTAGTCTGTTTAATAAAGACGGCTCGCTTAAAGATATGCATGTGGTTGTTGGTGAGCTGGAAGCGAATTTTAATAAAGTTAAAGCCAAATATGGTGACCGTGCTGCGTTGAATATGATGGATGCGGTATTCGGGAAGCGTGGTGGACAGATTGCTTCAGCCGCAGCTCAGGAAGGTGGTGCTGGTTTTGCCGCCATGCAAACTCGAATGGGTAATCAGCCTTCTCTGGATCAGCGTGCTCAGCTTCAGACTAATACGCTTGCTGTAAGTATGGGTAATTTACACGATGCAGTGATTGAGGTAGGCAATGCTTTTGGTGCCACGCTGGCACCTGATATTAATACTTTTGCTCAGGTAGCCAAAGATGTGCTGCTCAATACGGTATTGCCTTTTATTCAGAAGCATCCAGCGCTGATTAAATCTGTGGTGGCTTTTGGTGTAGGTTTGGCCGGGCTGCGGATGACGCTGCTGTTGGTTCGTTATGCTATTACCATGGTTACTGGTCCGCTGGCGCTATTACGTACTATTTTTGCCCGTTTTCAGATTGCACGTGACCTCAAGCAGGGTGGTTCGGTGTTTCAGCGTTTACGTTCCGCTATTACCTCAGTGGGAAAGTCTGCCGGCTCATTGCGCCAGAAGCTGTTGTCTTTTGGCAGCAGGCTGGCTGGTGTGGGCAAGAATTTTGCGGTGTTCAATAAGGGGCGCTCAGCACTGGGTTTACTGAAAAAGGCGTTTTCCAGTATTGGGCGTACTGCCATTGCGCCAATTAAGAAAATTGTGCAGTCATTTGGTCAGATTACCAAAGTAGCAAAACCTTTGTTTACGGTTTTTTCCAGTCTGGGCAGGGGTTTCAGTGCATTGGGTAAAGGCCGTATTGTGCTGAATCTGCTGCGTCAGGGAATTATAGCCGTAGGACGGGCTTTTTTAATGACGCCTATAGGTTTAGTCGCACTGGCAATTGGTGCAGCTGCTTTTCTGATTTATAAGTATTGGCAACCAATTAAGACTTTTTTTATTGGTTTATGGGATACCGTTAAAACTAAATTTGAAGCAGGAATGAAATTTTTTAAGGATTTACCTGCAAAATTCAGTGAGTTTGGACGCAATATTATTGATAGTCTGGTTAAAAGTTTTACCGAGGGTATCAGTAGGGCTGTTAATGCAGTAGGTGAGTTCGCCAGTAAGATTATTAATAAGGCTAAATCTGTATTGGGGATTAATTCACCTAGCCGTGTATTTAAAAGCATAGGCGGTTCGCTGATGGAAGGTATGCATCTGGGGCTTGATCTCGGCGCAGACAAACCAGTTACAGCGATCGGTCTGGTTGCTGAGCGCTTACAGCAGAAGTTCAAAAGTCGTTCCGGTACGTTGACTGCTCAGCTTAATGAAAAAATGCAGCTTAATGCAGCAGAATTTGCCCAGAATCGCTATTCGGCAGGACATGATTCCAGTGCAGTAACCATTAATTTTAATCCGACTATTCAGGTTAACGGCAATGCTGACCGTTCAGTGATTCAGCAGGCTTTGGCGCTGAGTCAGCGCGAATTTGAACAGATGTATCGGCGCATGATGCAGGCAAAAGAGTTAAGGAGTTACTGATGTATGCAATGCTAGGAGATATTCGCTTTGAAGTGTTGGATAGTTTCAGCAGTTATGAAGAAACGCATGGTGCTGTCTTTGCCAAACATGATGTGTTGGCCGGACGTCCGCGCCTACAGGCTACTGGCAATGATTTGACCACCATCCGTTTTGGTATGCTGCTGCACTGGAAGCTGAGTAATCCGGATAGTGCCTATACTGCATTGATTCAGGCCAAGGAAGCACAGCAGGCTCTGGCGCTGGTGTTTGGTTCGGGTCGTTTTGTTGGCTGGTTTGTGATTCAGCAGTTGAGCAGTACTACTCTGATTCAGGATGCACAAGGGCGTACCGCCGCACGTGAAATCAGTGTTGAGCTGCTTGAGTTTGTTGGTGATCCGAATAATCCGTTACCAACACCGGGCATCATGACAGGTCAGAATCCGTTACTTTCTTTTATGCCGGATTCGATTAAAGGGGCAGTTAACAAGGTTTCAGCGGCGGTACAGACTGGAGTGCGTATTTATCATGCTGTTGAGCAGAATGTCACTGAGATTCAGAACCTGATTACGTGTGCGCGTACCGTGCAACATAATACTTCTGGCTGGCTGGGTATGATTGCCGATGCGCTGGCTGTTGGCGGCCAGACGCTAAGCAAGCTGAATACCTTGCCTGAGGTAGGTGCATGGTTTGGTGAGCTGTCCGGTGCGGCAGATTTTTTGTTATATACCGGTCAGGCTGCGCATCAGTTGCAAGAATGTGTGAATTTAATACAAAGTGGTTATGACAGTGGTGAGTGGGGAGACTGGTTGGATAACAGTGAAAAACTGTTATCCATGGTAGAGGACAGTATTAGCAATGCAACTACCGGTGCTCAGTCGTTAACGGCATGGCTGGCTGCCAGAAAGGATGAGGCCTGATTATGGTTGATTCAGTTTTGCAATACCAGACCTGTGAAGGGGATCGGTGGGATTTGATTGCACATAAATACTATGGTGATGCCACGATGCTGGACCGGCTGATTGCTGCTAATCCGCATTTACCACTGGCTGAACAGTTTGCTGCCAATCTGACGGTACTGATTCCAGTCATACAGTCGGATACGCATACAGCGCAGGAGGATATGCCACCATGGATGCGTTGAGCCTGCTGACAGGAGTATCCGCTTTGGGACGAACCCATCCGGTGACGATGCCGGATTTCACTATAGGCTACGAAAAGAAAGATATTACTCTGGCAATCAAGCCTTATCTGCTCAGTATCAATTATACGGATTATCTGGGTGAGCAGTCGGATGAGCTGTCGGTAGCGTTTGAGGATACGGATGGCAAATGGTTGCGTAGTTGGTATCCGGATCAGGGCGATATGCTGTCGTTTACGCTGGGAGACCAGTTTACTGGTATGGTGAATCTGGGCAATTTTGAGATTGCCGATATTGATTATGCGTTCAAGCCCAATGTGATTACCCTGAAGGCGCTATCCACGGGGATTACCCGTGCCAGCCGCACTTTGCAGCCAAGAGCATATGAAAAAACGACTCTGGAAAAAATTGTGCAACTGGTGGCTGCGCGATTACAGTTGGTGCTGAAAAATTCGATTGCCAATCTGGAGATTGAACGTATTACCCAGTATCAGGAAAGTGATGTGGAATTTCTCGCACGGCTGGCAAAGCAGTTTGGCTATACTTTTAAAATTGTCGACCAGACTTTAGCCTTTATTGCCAATACGGAATTAACGGCACAGGAACCAGTGCTGGTATTGCTGCCGGAAGATGTGGAATCTGCAAGTTTTCGTGATCAGCTCAAAGGTGTTCCAGATGAGGTAGTGGCTTGTGGTTATGATACTAAAGCCAAACAGGTGCGTACGGTCAAGCGAAAGGGACAGCCGTTACGGCCGCAGAGCAAGCTGAGCGCAAGTGGTGATATGTTGAAAATTGTGGCCAATAAAGGGGAGTCGCAACAACAGCTCACTGCACGTGCAGATGCTGCACTTACTGATGCGCGTCAGTGTCAGGTAACCGGTAGTTTGGAGCTGTTTGGCAATGTGAAGCTGGTGGCCGGCCAGATTATCCGTTTGAGCGGTTATGGCAAAATGTCGGGAAATTATCAGATTAAGCAGGCAGGCCACAATTTAAGTCGTAGTTCTGGTTATACCACGTCTCTGGAAATTAACATGATTGAATACATTGCTGATGATGCAGATACGGGGGGAAAATATGCAGAAACTGTATGAATTTGGGGCAACTTTACAGTTTGGCCTTGTGGAAGCCATTGATGCCGGCAGGCATATGCTTAAAGTGAATATTCCGGCACTGGAGAATATGCATACAGACTGGCTGCCCATGCTTACTGCTGCCGCCGGCAGAAACTGTTTTTATTCTTTGCCGGATATCGGCGAACTGGTGGCATGTATCTTAGATGCCCGGGGTGAGAGTGGGGTGGTACTGGGTGCTTTGTACAATCAGAGTGATACCGCACCGGCACAGAGCAATGATATGTGGATGAAACAGTTTAGCAATGGTACGGTAATCAGCCATGATCGTAAAAGTGGCGAGGTTTGTGTTCAGACCAGCGGTACAGTGGTGGTGCAAGCAGATACGGTATTGGTTAAAGCCAGTGATATTACGCTCGATGCGCCATCCACTACAGCCACTGGCAGCTTACTGGTACAGGGAAAGTTAACCTATCAGGGTGGTATGGCTGGTTCTGGCGGAGGCAGTGCTGCCGCATCGATTGCTGGCACGATTAAGGTTAAAGGCGGTGATGTGGTGGCAGATGGTAAAAGTCTTAAGAGTCATACTCATCCTGACCTGACTTCGGGTGGTAATACTGGTACACCAAACTGATGTTCTGCTAACAGCTTATTCAAACCCAATTTTCATCCCTGTCATTGATGGCAGGGATTTTTTATTACTGGAAAAGCGTTATGACAATTACACCGCGCACTCGCCACTGGCAGTTAGCACCACTGGAATGTGGCTGCGATATTGTCACGGGCATTGATGATATTAATCAATGTATTTTGAATATTTTGATGACGCGCAAGGGTACCGATGTGACCCGCCCGACTTTTGGCTCCAGCCATCTGGATTATCTGGATACGCCCGAGGATGTATTTATTCCCGGTGTGACGCGAGAGGTGATTCTGGCTATCCAGACTTGGGAAAAGCGTGTGGTGGTAGAGCGTGTTAGCTTTGCGGGTCAGGCACCTGAGTTAACAATAACAGTCCACTGGCGTATAGCTGAGGAAGTGGCAGGTGAAATTTATCAAACAAATATTGGATTGGTACGTAAATGACAGATTTAACTAAGCTCGCGCGGGCGGATATAAAGATAGTTGAAGATGATCTGGCAACCATTCTGGCCGATACGATAACTGATTACCAGAATCGTACCGGCAAGGTATTACAGCCGGCGCACATTGAACGCTTACTGATTAATACCTATGCCTATCGCGAGGCACTAACCCGGCAACAGGTCAATGAAGCTTACCGGCAGCAGCATGTGCGCTTTGCTACTGGGCTGATGCTGGATTTATGCGGAGATGATGTCCATACTCCGCGCTTACAGGCACAACCGGCACAAACAACGCTGCGTTTTCAGGCCAAACTGGCCGGTAAAGAACAGGTGGTGATTCCAAAAGGAACCAGAGTTACTGTAGATTCGCTGATATTTGCCACTGTAGAAGCAGGTTTGCTTACTGCTACCAATAGCAGCATTGAGCTGGTTGCTGTCTGTCAGTCAACCGGGGTGGTGGGTAATGGCTGGTCAGCCGGGCAGATTAATACTTTAACAGACCATCTGTCTGATATTGCAGAGGTTAAAGTTAGCAATATTACCACTTCAAGTGGTGGTGTGGATATTGAAAGTGATGATGCCTATCGGGTACGCATTCTGCTGGCACCAGAATCGTTTTCAGTGGCCGGTCCAGTTGGTGCCTATGAGTATTTTACCCGTCAGGTCAGTCAGGACATTGTTGATGTTTATGTGACTAACGATACTGATAAAGAGGGCAAGTCCTTAGGTGGTGTAGTGGCAGTAACCATACTCACTAAAACTGGCCTGCCTTCAATGGAGCTGATTCATCAGGCACAGACAGCCCTGTCTGATGAGCGTGTACGCCCGTTATGTGATCAGGTAGTGGTGCGAGCACCGAAAATTCTCAATTATCAGGTTGCAGCTACATTAACTTTGTTTGTTGGTGCTGATGCTCAGGCGGTGCTGGCGGCGGCCAAAGCTGCATGGCAGCAATATCAATGCAGTCAGGAACAGCGGCTGGGAGTGGATGTGGTACCACTGGTGATTCAGTCTTTATTAAAGGTTGACGGTGTCTATAACGTAGCGACGCCAGAGCTCGAATTGACTACAGTTGCAGCCGATACCTGGGCGCATTGCAATGATTTAATCCTCACCATTGCTGAGGAGGCTGTGGATGGCTAAGCTGACTTATGCAGCAGTAATTGAGCGCGATCAGCGCCTGCGGGCACTGGCCACACTGGGCTTGCGTCTGGAGCTGATCAGCACACCACAGCTTATGCCACGGCTGGTAAATTTAATCCTAGCTGATCATCTTGAGCTACTGGCTGAAAGTCATTGTATTCTCGGTGTAAATGGTTACTGGCTGGCAGAAAGCGATCAGGCCAAGCGCCAACTGATAAAAGGAGCATACGAACTTCACCGCAGCAAGGGAACGCCCTGGTCGTTAAGAGAAATCGTTCGCCGTCTTGGTTTTGGTGAAATCACTATTATTGAAGGGCTCAATCATCAACAGCATAACGGGAATATTCAGCGCTCCGGTTTATATGTGCATGGACATAATACTTACTGGGCACATTACCGTATTTTGCTGAATAAACCGATTACCAATCAACAGGCCGCTTTATTACGGCATACGCTGGCTGCTTTTGCGCCGGCGCGCTGCGTGCTGGCCAGTCTGGACTATACCGCCGTACCGCTGCAACACAATGGACAGGCACAGCGTGATGGCTCGTTTAACAAAGGAACTGCTTAATGGCAAATTTAAAAGAAACTTCGTTCTGGGAAGAAGGCATTTATCAATGGGAAACATCCGATCCGGTATTGGGAGGAGAGAATGGGATTGATAATGTGCCCACTCGCCAGCTGGCCAACCGGACTAAATGGTTAAAAGACAATAAACTGGACAAATCGGCTACGGCAACAAATGCGGAGATGGCCAAAAGAGCACGCACTGCTGACAGGCTAACCGATGCCAGAAAAGTGGGCGGTGTAGCATTTGATGGTTCGGCAGATATTGATTTACCCGGAGTGAACAAGCCCGGTAATCAGAATACATCAGGCAATGCAGCTACTGCGTCTAAGTTATTCAAGCCGTGCAAAATTGGTGGTGTAGCATTTAATGGTTCGGCAGATGTTGATTTACCTGGGGTGAATAAGCCCGGTAATCAGAGTACATCAGGCAATGCGGCCACTGCATCTAAATTATTCAGGCCATGCAAAATTGGTGGCGTAGTGTTTGATGGAACCAGAGATATTGATTTACCGGGTGTAAATGTCAAAGGTAATCAGCATACTTTTGGTAATGCAGGATCAGCTTTTAAATTATATAACCCTCGGAAAATTAATGGTGTGCCATTTGATGGTACGCAAGATATTAATGCAACGCCCGCAGGCGCAGTTATGTATTTTGCCATGGATGAAGCACCGGTAGGCTGGTTAAAAGCCAATGGTGCAGTCGTATCCCGTACGTTATACGCCAATCTGTTTGCAGCCATTGGCACTAGATTTGGTGCGGGAGACGGGAAAACCACATTTTATTTGCCGGATTTGCGTGGAGAGTTTTTACGCGGTTGGGATGATGGGCGTAGGGTTGATTCAGGCCGGATATTTGGTGACACACAGGCAGATGCAATCCGTAACATTACAGGAGAATCTGAACCTTTACATGTTCAAACATTAGGTAACATATATGATAGAAATAAAGGGGCATTTAGGTCGATTGAATGTTATATACAAGGAGGATCAGCTAATCAAGGTAGTTCAAATTACCTGACAGTAATAGGTTTTGATGCATCTTTATGTGTGCCTACTGCAAATGAAAATCGCCCGCGAAACGTAAATTTATTAGCTTGTATCAAAATTTAAGGATTAAAAATGAAAATATATGCTCCCACAATTCCTGTATGCCAACTTGACGAAAACAACTATTTTGTTGGTATGACTACAGCAGATTTAGACCCATTAGAAGGTAATGGTCATTATCTAATACCAGGATTATGCATTGAGGCGGATGAACCAAAGTTTAAAGTCGGTTATATCGCGCAATGGACTGGTGAATCATGGCAATATATCGAAGACCATCGTGGTGAAACGGTTTATATTAAAGAAACCGGCCAGGAAATTAAAATCAGCGAACCGGGTGAGTTGCCGGAAACAGTAACAACTACCCCTTGTCCTGATTCTTTCCATCATTGGTCAGAAAAAGAAAATAAATGGGTTATGTCACCAGAAGCAGAGGCACAGAAACAGCAGCAGATAGATAATGAACGAAAGGCGATAATTAATACGTTGTTATCTACTGCCGCTGAAAAAATTGCAGCGTATCAAGATATGCTTGATTTTTCCGATACTGAAGAAGAAAGGCAAGAAGCAGAAAAGTGGTTGCTTGCTTGGAGGAAGTACCGAGCTGCTTTATTAAAGTATCAGAAAGGTTTAATTTCTAACATGCCAAGCAAACCAGAAGAGTAACAAAGTTAGTACAGAAGAATTAGATAGTAAAATTTCTATATTTTTTCAAAATATTTATAAAAATTTTTTGAAAACGCAAAGCTTTGCATTGGCAAACGAGTTATGGTGGAATTTTCTGACCAACATTTTACAAATTCAGCAGGACAATGTATTTAAAATGTGGGAAGAAGCCAGAACAATTTAAAATCTGACAAAAAATAGACATATATCATCATTTTCTGGCAAGTATCTGTTGCTTGCCTTGGTATGTCTGAGTATCAGGATAATAGGCACACCCTGCTTCATATCTGTTACAACATTATATTCAACAGCCAGATTTAATTATTTGTATGAAATTTCTGGGGAAGCAGGAAAAAATTATTATTTTATAAAGATAAATTTATATAAATGCGTAATTATTATAAGCCATTATCCCGATTAATCTGTTTTAAACAGTATGAATCGGATTAAGAAACAGATAAGCCATATTTGTGTATTTTATGCCAATTAAATACATTGAATTTATAGAAAGGAGTAAATAAATTAGCTGTGCTAAACAAAATCCAAAGTGAAATCATCACACGCCTGAAACAAGGGCTGGGCTCGATGGTTAATGAGGTTAGTTTGTATTTCGGCGGGCTGGAAAATAAAGAGGTTTTAACCAAAATAAGAAAAAAACCGGCTATTTTGTTAACCTTTAATCAGGCACAGATAAAAGCAAAAGGTTCAGAACGGCTACGTTTTGAACTGAGTGCCGGGTTTTATGTGGTGTGTATATGTAATCGTATTACAGATGCACAGCTTCATCCAAGTGCAAATATAAATGATTTGGTTTATGCGGTTTTACGTCTGCTTGCGGGGCAGAGATTAAATGAAGAATTAAACAGCTTTGGTTTGCAACCAAAAACGGTTCGTCCACTGTTTATCTCTCCACTTGATAGCAATACAGAAAATCTGGATATAGTCGCGGTTGAATTTGAAGCGGTGTGTGATATTTATGGAATTGAAAGTGATCATTATCCAGAATACACCACTGATATAAATAATCCGGATTATGTATTTAGTCTGTTTGCCGGCAAGCATTCTGAAGCGCCAGCACAATTTGATTCTTTAGTATTAAATATAAAAAATAAAAGTATACAGAACTGATTGATAACCAGTGTATATGAAAGAGAAGATGATCGTTCATGCAGCAGATGGTTTACGCGTGCCAAAGGAAAATCGCGTTAATTCTTATATAACAACTAACCCGGTTAAGGTTCCAGCAAGTCTGTATTACCGCCGATTGGTAGCTGATGGTGACCTGATAATGATAACGGAAAATTTAAAAAATGAAACAGGAGTAAAGGAATGATTGATAATATTCAGTTTGATACTGTGCGCAATGATATTCGTGTACCAGGTCGGTATATTGAATTTAATACGCGTACTGCAGTAAGAGGCTTGCCAGCCAATCCGCAAAAAATGTTACTGATTGCATCTAGATTGTCAAAGAGCAAACAGCCGGCATTGACCCCAGTACAATTATTTAGTGATGCTGACGCTGCTAACTTGTTTGGTCAGGGTTCCTGGGCACATTATTGTGTAAAACAGGCATTTATTAATAACCCCTATCTGGATTTAACGGTAATTGGTGTTGATGATGCTGGGCAGAGTACTCCTGCTGAGGCAAGTGTCACCATTAAATATTTACCAGATAATTCTGGCGTTCTGACAGTAACCATTGGTGGAATTGATTGCCAGACTCGAGTAAGTAATGATGAGGCCATTGCTGATGTTGTGAAGAGAATGGTTGACATTATTAATGAAGCGAGCACACTGGCCAGCGCCGATGCTAATGGTGATAAAATCATACTAACAGCCAGAAATACGGGTTCGATTGGTAATGAAATTGCTTTAATGGCATCTTTTAGTGGAAACAGTGCCAACTCAGAGGAAGCTTTACTGGATATAGAACCATTTCAGGATGGTCATGGAAATCCGGATATCGGTGCTGCCCTTGAGCAGGTAGCCGGCAAACATTACCATATTATCTGTAGTGCTTTTTCTGATGATTTAAATGCCAGAAAATTATCTGATCATATTGATCTGGTATCCAATGCGATTGAAAAGCGTGGCTGTATCGGGGTGATGGGCTGGCGCGGTACACTCAGTACTGGCACCACTTTTGCTAATGAAATCAATAGTGGCCGTATTACCATAGCTTGGTATAAAAATGCCATGGAAGGCAACGCCATTATTGCAGCAGGTTATGCGGCTGTCATTGCTGGTGAAAATGATCCGGCTCGTCCACTCAATACACTGGAAATAAAAGGGCTGAGGAAAACGGCTGATGCCAACTGGCCTCTGTTTGCTGAGTTTAATAGTGCTTTGTATAACGGGCTGACGCCTTTGCAGATCGTGAATAATCGGGTGCAGATTATGCGTGCCGTATCTACCTATGTGAAAAATGCCACGGGTACAGATGATCCAGCATTGCTGGATATCACTACGATTCGTACACTTGACTATGTACGCGATGCTGTTAACCAACGTATCGCCTTACGTTTTCCGCGTGAGAAGCTTTCAGAACGTACCCCGTTGAGAGTACGCTCAGAAATTCTGGATGTATTATATCAGTGTGAAAATGCAGAAATTCTGGAGGCAGTTCTGGAAAATAAAGATAAATTGATTGTACAGCGTAATCCAAATGATCCAAACCGCCTGGATGCGGTTATCCCTGCTGATGTAGTCAATGGCTTACATGTACTGGCTGCACGTGTGGATCTGTACTTATAAATTAATCATATAAGGTGTTAGTTTCAAGGTTAACACCTTGTCTATATAAAGGAAAAAATATGGCAAATAAAACAGGCGCTAAATATGCCGGCGCGGTAATTATGGAAGTAAATGGTCGTGAGGTGGAAATTATCAGCTTCAAGCCGGAAGTGACTACCGGACGTAAAGTAGTTAAGACCATGAACAAGTCCGGCAAAGTGCGTGGTTATGCAGATGGTGTAACAGAATACACAATGAGTGTCAGTGCAGCCATTCCGCTGGATGAAAGTGGTATTGACTGGGACAACATTACCAATGCAAAAATTACTATTTATCCTCGTAATGCAGATGAAGCACGTATCAGCTATATAGGTTGTACCAGCACTAAATGTTCGGAAGAATACAGTGTAGAAAATGAAGCGCGTCGTGATATTGAAATGTTTGCATTGGATAAAGTGGTAGAATAATGTTAAAAGAGACTGGAAAACTGGTTTATGGTCTGGCGTACAATGGCCAGATGTATTTTGATTATACTGTTAAGCCGCTGACTTTGGCAGATGAACTTAAGGCACTGGAAGTACTGGAAGAAACCGGTTTGATTGAAGATGTATCAGGAGCAAAAAAAGCCATTTTGACCACACTGGCTTATTGGGCACAACAATTGGAAGTTTCTGGTATTGATGCAGAGAATCTGAGCGTTGAATTTCTATTGCACAATCTTGCCTCAGAAGATTATCAGTCAATTTTAACCAGTATGGAATCTTTACGTTCAAAATCGATTGCCGCTGGCCAGTCAGACCCAGCGGCATCAGAGGAAGCGGACAGCAACGTAGTTATGCAATAGCTCATAAAAATTATCGACAGGCATGTATTCTGCTGGCTAAATCAATGATTACGCCGGCTATGGTTAGCATGATGTGCCATGCTGAAGTATCTGTCTGGATTGAGACTGTTCTGGAGAGTATGGGCATAAAAAATGATGATGATAATGTTATTATTTCTTTACGCCAAAGAAAGCCAAAACCATTCCAGCCAGTTAAAGATAGTTTGTTAGCTAATCAGCCTGATTGATTAAAGCCCTGCTGTATGGCAGGGCTTTTTGCATAGGGCTGCTCCGGCATATTCACTTCTTTCAATTATTTTTAATCAGTCAAAATAAATATAATCAACAATTAGGCGAGAGTATTGACATGTCTTCAAATCAGGAGTCGCTAGCAAAACAGGAGGCCTCCATTACCAGAATGACTGAGGAGGTAAAAAAATTAGAACAGCAAATCAAGCGTACAGCTGCTGTTGTAGTCAGGGAAAGTGAGAAAGCCGGTAAATCACAAATCCGAATTATTCAGCAGGTTCAGCGAGAGCAACAACGTGCTGCGGATATGCGATTACGGAAGGAAATACGGTCTGAACAGGAAATACAGCGGGAAATTGGCAAGAGCAAAAATGCATATAAGAATTTTACCGCTACTGCTACTGCGGCTCAAAAGCAAATTCAGCATGCAACCAGAGCTTCTCGTAACAGTATTCGCGAGTTAAATAAGGAATTAGAAAAAAGTTCTAAAATACAAAAAACTATTGCAGAACAACAAAAAAAATCATCTAAATGGGGAGCGGCCAAAACAGTCGGCAGCGAAATTATCAAGGGAGGAAAAGCTGTCTACGGTGCAGTTAAGCCAGCAATAGATGATGAGAAAAAATTACGTTCAGCTGTCATTCAGGCTGCAGTAAAAGCATATGGTACTGATAAAAGTAAATCAGCAGACTGGATTAAAACTCAGGGTGTAAAAGAAATTCAGGGTTTGGTTCAGGGGCTGGTAGCCAGAAATGGTGGTACATCACAGGCTGCGCTGAATCTGTTTACTGATATGTTACAGCAGGACATGACTCTGGATCAGGTTAAGGCAACTATTCCTTATGCCCATCGTACCATGGTCGGATCAGCTGCCAGCGCCGGTGAGTATGATCATGAAAATACAGCCAGACTGTACAAATCATTGGCAGACTATGGTTTGCAGGCTAAGGATTATAACTCGGTTTCTGATCATATTATTGCATCAAGCAGTCAGGGTAAATTTACTATTGCCCAATTGCAGGGTGAATTACCAGATTTATTGTCTTCTGCTAAAAAGGCGGGGCTAACGGATACCGGAGGAATTGATTATTTAATTTCAACCTTACAGGCTACATCAAAAGAGTCAGAATCTAATGACGATGCAAGTAAAAGCGTTAAAGCTTTTCTGGAAGCATTGGCTAATCCGGAACTGACCAGTACTCTGAGTAAAATTAAAGACCCTGATGTTTCAGGCAAATATCTTGACTGGGATAAAATCAGGGAACAGGGCAGTAAACAGGGCTTAAATGATGCTCAATCCCTGATTAAAGTTTGCAGTGATATTCTTGCTAAAGACAGGAATTACCAGAATTTAAAGCAAAAAGCCGATGCTGGCGATGTACATGCCCAGCAACAGATGCAAGCTCGTCAGAATAAGCTGTTATCTTTTATTCCTGTAGATGCCAGAGATGCTGTTAATGCCAATTTGAATAATAATCTGTTGCTGCCACAAATAAACGCGTTGCAGAAAGATGCTGATGGTTTGGCTGCCAAACAGTTAGCTGTGTTATCTGCGGATCCGGAGCGGCAGCAGGAAAAGAATCATGCTCTGGCTACTTTGGGCAGAAGTGATGTAGTAGAACCGTTAGTTAATTTTCAAACCAGGTTAACCGAGTTATCAGCTGAATTTCCTACTCTTACTTTTGCTGTAACCGCTTTGGCCGCTGCCGCCGGTAGTGCAGCAACTGCACTGAAAGCATTGGGTACTTTGTCTGGTCAAGGAGGCGATATCGATATTGATTCAGGGGGTGATTTTGACAGAGAAAGAAGAAAATCGAACAGAAACAAAAGCACAAAAACGCCAGCCGGTCGGAAAACAGGGGTGAAAGGCAGAAAGATTCCGGCTAGAGTTCCTGGCAAGTTATTAGGCAGGGGTAATTCCGCAGTCGCTGTCCTTGGTGGCGCTTATAATGTATATGCGATTCAGAATGATGACAGCTTAACCCATGAAGAAAAGAAGACGGCTCAGATAAAAAATGCAACCAGTACCGCTGGTGGTCTGGCTGGAACCTGGGCTGGAGGTCAGGTTGGTGCAGCAATCGGAACACTAATATTACCTGGTATAGGTACTGCGGTGGGAGGGCTGATTGGCGGTCTACTTGGCGGAATTGGCGGCAGCATCATGGGAGAGAAGGTAGGCGATGCTGTTGCGCAAAATAAGGATACCGAAGAAATAAAAGCCACAACAGGTGTAGGGAGCAGCGAGCCGTATACACCAGATTTTCGGCATGCCTATGGATTCAATCCTGCATTATATGGGCAATCAGTGTTTGCCTGTGAAAAGGATCAGCTGATAACAAGTGCCAATATGACGCCATCTGCTGCGATGATGCTTTCGTACAGAAATATTCCGGCTAATCTACCCGCAATAGAAAGCCAGTCTGGTGCTGGGCAGTCTGTGCTTGTACAGCAAAGTGCTGAATTTCAAAATGCTTTTCAGGCTATTGTACAGGAGTTGGGTATACGTTTAGACAAAATAGCTACTATTCTCTCGAACCAGCAACAGGTTATTCAGAATAATCTTACGGTGACGCTTGATGGCAGAGTGATTAGCAATCTGGTTTCACGCAATCAGATGGAGATGTATAACCGTGGAGGTGCACAATAATGACTATGTGGAAGAATAATCTGCAAAAGGCCAGTTACAAAAATGTTGCCTTTGATGTCATTTCTATCAGTGATAAAAATGAGAAAGCACTGGTACGGCATGGCCGTCCGTTTGCAAATGGAACCGATATTGAGGATTTGGGTACACAGGGACGACAATGTCAGGTTGCTGCTGTCTATTTTGGTGCAGGCTTTGATACACAGTTATCACAGTTACTGGCTGTGCTGGAAGAACCAGGTGCAGGCACATTGGTTCATCCGGTTTTAGGCCTGTTACAAAATATGATTGCTGCAAGCTGGTCATTTCGTACTGAAGCTGATTCAGTTAATTATGTTGCACTGGATATCACTTTTTTTGAAGCAAAAGAGTCAGCTCCGATATTTTTATTTGAGAATCAGTGGTTAGCCAAGTTAGAACAGATACAGAATACTCTGGAAAAGTATACACAGCAGTTACTGGGTTATTCTGAAACGCTGTTAAGCGTTCGGGAGGGAGTTTCGTCTTTATGGGGCAGTACAAATGGTGTATTTGCCGCATTGTGTGGCGTAGCTGGCAGTGTTCGCCGCTTTTTTGATCTTGATCCTATAAAATATTTGACCAGTAAAGCTTTTTCTTCTGCATCTTACAGTCAGGACGTCAGCAGGCTGATTCATTCTGTAGCCACAATGGTGACAACAGGTCTGGCGAGTGATACACAGTTTGCTACTGGCAGTTTAAGTACCAGACAGACTTTTGATTCTGTCAGTAACCGTGTAGATGGCCTGAATAAATTGCCTGATAATATTCTGTATAGTCAGGATAGACAGGAAACTGAGGAAGAGGCGATCAATCATGTACAAAAGATTGCTGATATTCAGATGCAACCGATTGCCCAGATTCTGCAATTCTTGAGTATTGGTGCTTTGATGCAGAATACTGTCACGATGATTGAAGCGAATAGTGACATAGTGACAGCAAATGAGTTGCTGTATATAAATAATAATCTTCGTCTGCGTATTCAAAAATTAATAGATATTTTACGTGAAACTTATGATTATGCTGATAATGTCAAAAGCATTAATGCTGCCAATATTTATACGCAAACAACGATAATGATTCAGTTGCTGGCCAATATGGCCGCACAATTTAATGACTATGCTTTGGCCGTCATTAATCAGAAACCGCCAATGCGTACCAGAAAAGCAGATATTAACGGCACCATTCATCAGTTGGCATATTTACTTTATCGGGATATTGAGCGGGCAAATGAATTAATGCGCCTTAATCCTCATTTGTGCCATCCATCATTTATTCAGCGTAATGAGTGGATTAATTATTATGTTAAATGAAACTGAAATGTTGCCTTATCCATATGGCAATGAAGTGGTAGTGCGAATAGGGGGGAAAGAACATAAAGACTGGCTTAGCTATGATATTGACAGTGATTTTCTGATTCCTGCTGATGCCTTCAGTTTTGAAACCAATGTTTCCCAAAATCAGGGTGTTTTGGCCGACTATAGCTCTTTGCAATGTGAAGTGTTGATTAATAACCAGTTGGTTATGACCGGAATTATTGGCCATCAGAATGAAATGGTTGATAAAAACAATCATAGTATCGGTTTTAATGGCCGTGACCTTGCCGGTTTATTGGTGGATTGCAGTGTTAAACAAATTAATGTTAAAGGAATGAATGTTTTAGCTGCCGCACAGAAGATAGTTGAACCCTGGCCACAAATCAAAAAAGTGATATTAAAGGCTGAAAAAAATCCAGTTCTGGACAAAGTAGATATCGAACCCGGGGAAACTGCATGGCAGGCATTGAGCAAAATTGCCTATAAGGCAGGCCTGCATGTGTGGCTGGAACCAGATGGTACGTTGGTTGTTGGTGGTGCTGATTACGCCAGCCCGCCAGTGGCAACCCTGTGCCACAGTAAAAATGATCGCCGAAGTAATATTCAAAGTATTCATATTGAGTATAGTACTGAAAATCGTTACTCGGAAGTTACCTTTCTTGGCCAAAGTCACACCCGTTATGCCAATTCGTCAAAACACGATTTGAAATGGGTATACAAAGACGAAACAATGGTTTTATACAAGCCGAAAACAGTAGTAATCGGTGATGCAGAAAATCTGGAACAGTTGAAGGTGCAGGCAAAAAAAATGCTTTCTGACTGGCGTCTGGAAGGTTTCACTTTAACCATTACGGTTGCAGATCATAAAACTCAGGATGGCCTGCTGTGGCAACCCGGACAACGTGTGCATGTGATTGATGAAGACCAGCAGATAGATGCCATTTTTTTTCTGATGGGACGTCGTTTTTTACTGAATCGAAGTGGCGGCACGCTGACTGAACTGCGCTTAAAAGAGGATGGAATATGGACGCCGGATGCTTATGTTAAAAAATCCGCAGCAGCACGATCACGTAAAGGAAAACGTAAAGGTGTGACTAACCGGCAGATTAAACAGGTCAAAATATAACAGCGTATACATTTAATTGGAATAAATTTTAATTGGAGAGTCAGATGAGTTATGTTGCGAAGCTGGTAAATAAAACCAGAACGACAATTAATAATACCACCAGCTCAGTCCGGCAGGCTTTTCGAGGTCGGCTGACACGGGTAAATGCCTCTCAGCCGATACAATCTGCTCAGGTAGCAGCTCTGGCCGATGAGATTTTACAGGATGTGGAGCAGGTACAGCAATTTGGTTTTACTAGTAATCCGCCCGTGGGCTCGGAAGCCATTGTTTTGCCCCTAAGTGGTCAGACCAGTCATGGCATTATTATTGCCACTGAGCATGGTGAATACCGGATTAAAGCACTGGCTGCAGGAGAAGTAGCTGTTTATAACCAGTCTGGCGCCTCTATTACCTTAAAAAATGGCAAACTGATTGAGATTGATTGTGAAACTTTAAATATTAAAGCACCGGCAGGAGTAAAAATTGAGGCAGCGGCTGGCATTAATATCGATGCTCAGGCGGGAGTGAATATCAGTGCCCAGAATGTTAATTGCTCGCAGGAAATCACTGCCGCAGGCCAAATCAATGGTAATGGCGGACTGGATATCAAAGGAGGGCAAGGAGCAACATTTTCAGGCAATATTGTACAAACTAACGGTAGCTATACCACTGTCGGCGATGTTAAAGCCAGTGGAATCAGCCTGGCCGGGCATGATCATGCAGTCAGAGTGGGCAAGCCTGTCTGATAGTTGCTGAAGCTCTTCAGCTTCAGATAAAAATAGTTATTTTAGTAAACTATAACAATAACATAACCGGAGTAGTTTATGGATAGAGAAATAGACACCAGAACAGGTGATTACACCGGACAGATTATAAATCACTTACAAAATGCAGTTTATCTGCGTCTGATGACACCGCTGGGTAGTTATTGGGCGGATAAAAAATTGGGCTCACTGTTGTATACGCTTGAACGGGAAAAAGATTTGCAATCAGTTAGCTTGCTAGCCAAACAGTATGCGCAACAGGCTTTACAGCCAATTATTGATGATGGGCGTGCGGCAGATATTTCTGTCGCCACCATGCAACCACATAATGGCATGCTGAATTTGAATATACAGATAACGCAATTAACTGGAGAAAAATTTATATTTGAGTGTCCGGTTAAAGTAATTTAAAAAAATAATTAAATGGATTTTGAAAATGCACAATATTCCAACATTTGAGGAAATACGCCACGCTATTTTGCGTGATATGGTTTCATTAAACCCCCAAGCTGATGTTTCTTCAGATAGTGATAATTATATTCGAGCCAGCAGTCTGGCCAGTTGTGCCACGGGACAATATGCTCATCAGGCATGGATATTAAGACAGTTTTTTCCGGATACTGCGGATACAGAATTTCTAGAGAGACATTGTAATCTGCGTGGTATACGCCGTAAAAATGCTACTTCCGCCAGCGGAACAGCTATTGCTCGTGGTATTCCGGGATCATTAATTGAAGCAAAATTACAAATTATATGTGGTGAGCATTTATATACTGTGCAGCAACAGGCAGTGATTGGTAAAGAGGGTACTGCTGTTTTATCCATACAGGCGCATGAGGCTGGTTCTGCATCAAATCAGCATAATAAAGCAGCACAATTTATGGCTGCACCGATAGGTATATCCAGCGATGTGGAAATCGTACAAGCTACCGGCGGTACTGATGTTGAAAGCGATACTTCATTATTGAACCGTTTATTGGATTTATTACGTCGGCCACCTGCCGGAGGCAATAAATATGATTATCGGGCCTGGGCATTGAGCGTGGATGGCGTTACCAGTGCATATGTATACCCATTACGCCGCGGGCTTGGTACGGTAGATATTGTCATTACCAGCAATAATAATTTACCCAGTGATGAGATAGTCAGCAAAGTACAGGCTTATATTGATTCAGTGCGACCGGTAACGGCTAAAAACAGCTTTGTTATCAAGCCAGATGTCACCAGAGTTGATATTAAAGTTAAAGTGCGCTTGTCCGATGCAAACCTTGACAGGGCGACAGCAGATATCCGACAAGCCTTGCAGGAGCATTTCAGTGCTTTAAAGCCTGGTGATAGCGTGATTGCATCCCAGCTGGAAGCGGTGATCAGTGATGTGTCTGGGGTGACCGATCGCAAGATGACTCAGCCAGCAGCTAATCTAATCGCAGAGACAAGCAAAAAGATTGAATGGTTTATGCTGGGTAAGGTTGATGTGAGTTTGCTATGAGTTACGTCAATACTTTATTGGGATTATTACCTCCGGTTACATACAACCGTACTGCACCGGCAGTAAGAAATGCCGCCGCAATTGATGGCAACTGTCTGGATGAAATACAAAATGCTGCCCGTCGTAAACTGGGCGTTATTGACCCACGCACATCGGGAAATTACATCGTGCGCTGGGAGGAATTGCTCAATCTGGACAGCACCGGCAAAAACGGCCAGCAAAGAATACTGGCAGTGATCACCAAAATTAACGAAACCGGTGGCTTGAGTATTCCCTATTTTATGCAGATGGCCGCTTCAATTGGCTACGACATCACCATAACCGAGCCGCAGCCATTCCGGGTGGGTATCAGTCGTGCCGGTGACAGACTGTCGCGTGAAGACATTATGTGGGTATGGTGGGTAAACGTTAAAAATGCTGATAGTCGCGCAACCCGCTTTCGTGCAGGGATATCAACGGCTGGCGACAGATTGACAGCATATGGTGATGTCATTATTGAAACTGTATTAAAAGAGCTGAAACCAGCATTTACCGACATACGATTTACATATAAGGACAAATAAAAAATGTATCCAATTGATACGCAAGACGGACTGTTTCATGATGGTAATGGAATAAACGAACTGGGCACTGTATTGCCGGCTAGCTGGCTGAATCAGGTGCAGACTGAGCTATTGGCTATTTTGACTGCTGCCAAAATAAAACCAGAAAAAGCAACAAATAATCAGGTTTTGGAAGCTATTAAATTTTTGATATCAATGAATAAACCTGCTGATGCTACTGGTGAATCTGCCGGTATTACAAAGGTTCTTGATTCATTGATAAGCAAGGATAGGCTATCGGCATTATCAGCTAATCAAGGTCGTATCCTCAATGAATTAAAATTAGATAAAGATGGGATTGCAAAGGCCGCGGCAAAATTGCAGCAAGCGCGCAGTATAAATGGTGTTCCATTTGATGGCACCGTTGATATTAATGTTACACCGGCTGGCGCTATTCAGTTTTTTGCCCAAAATACAGAACCTACAGGCTGGTTAAAAGCTAACGGTGCAGCTATATCACGCAAGACATATGCTAATTTGTTTGCAGCAATTGGCACAATATATGGTGCTGGCGATGGGAAAACTACCTTTAATTTACCTGATTTGCGCGGGGAATTTATTCGAGTATGGGATGATGGGCGCAACATAGATGGTGGTCGCGCTCTAGGCACATGGCAACCAGACCAAAATTTAGCTCATAACCATAATGGTACAACATTAGAATCTGGCTGGCATGATCATACAGGCTGGACAGCATACAACGGGGAACATAGTCATGGAGTACCTATTAGCACTAATGGGGCTGGGGTAAATTTTGAATCTAACGGAGGTAATACCGAGAGATGGGGAAATACAAATAATTCAGGAAACCATAACCATTTCTTCAGAACGGATGGAAATGGCAACCATACTCATAGATTTTCTACAGATTTTAATGGTGGTAATGAAGCAAGGCCGCGCAATATTGCATTATTAGCCTGTATCAAAATGTAA